TAAAATCAGCAAGAAGATCTCTTAATATATTGTTTCAAGAATGGGGTAATAGAGGTATTCACTATTGGGAAATTGGATCTACAAATTTAGATTTAATTGAAGGACAATCCGATTACAATTTTTTTAGAGCAACCGGAGACGGAACAAGTGCAACCACAACTGCACCTGCAGATGTATACGGAATGTCAGATGTATTAGAAGCACAGTTAAGATCTAATAGAACACAAACAACACAAGCAGATTCTCCAATGTCAAAAGTAGATAGATCTACTTATGCTGGTTTTTCTAATAAACTTTCCAAAGGAACACCTAATCAATATTGGGTTGAAAGATTTGTTGATAAAGTAACCATACACGTTTATCCAACACCAGACTCTACGAATGCATCAAAAGACATGCATTTCTTTTTTATTAAAAGAATTCAAGATGTTGGAGATTATACAAACGCAACAGATGTACCATTTAGATTTGTTCCTTGTATGGTATCAGGATTAGCTTATTACCTTGCACAGAAATATAAACCAGAATTAGTTCAAGCTATGAAACTATATTATGAAGATGAATTAGCTAGAGCTTTAGCAGAGGATGGGTCAGCTTCAAGCACATATATTACGCCTAAAGCTTATTACCCAAGCACATAATGCCAAAATACGCATCTGGTAAACACTCAAAAGCTATATCAGATAGATCGGGTTTAGAGTTTCCTTACAAAGAAATGGTCAAAGAATGGAATGGATCTTTAGTTCATATGTCTGAGTATGAACCAAAACAACCACAATTAGAACCAAAACCAATGAGTGCTGATGCAATATCTCTTGCAGATATAAGACCTGATCGAACAGAAAATGCTGTGCCTTATTTATTATCAACAAATTCTTTTAAAACATATGAAGCTGGATCTAGAATTATAAACGTAACTGCACCAGGACACGGTATAACAAATGGTGACACTAAAAGATTTAGAGGTGCCCCACTTGCCATAACTGCTGCAGGTGGTTCTTTTCAATTTACAAATCCAGCAAACTTTGATGGTATTACAGGAGCAAATATTGCAAAAGCAGCAGGATATACTATTACAACAGGATTATATGCAAGTGGCTCTAGAGATACTAGCGATTATTCAGTTGCAAATTTTTTTCATTTTACAGTTGATACAGATACTGCTACAAAGGGTGAAGTATCAGGAGGAGGAATAGGATGTTCAGTTGGACCCGTTACATTGAGTGCATAAAAATTTTTTGGTTTAGATTAATGAAAAAACAACATTGTTGGATTCATGCTAGTTATACTGTAAGCTGTAATTTCTGCAAAAGGATAGTAGCATAATGGCAGGAATTAGTTATAGCACTTTAGTTACACAAATCAGAAACTACACAGAAGTAGATTCAAATGTTTTCACTGCAGATCAATTAGAAAATATTATTTTAAATGCGCAATATAGAATTATGCGTGATGTTCCTATTGATGCTGATAGAAAACAACAAACAGGAAATTTAGTTACGGGACAAGAAAGTATTAATGCTCCAGCGGGATCTTTATTTATTAGAGGTATACAGGTTTACACTTCTACAAGTGAAACAACAGGAGCAAATACTTATTTAGAGAAAAAAGACGTTACTTATTTACAAGAATATGTTTCATCAACAGCATCTGCTAAAAGAGGTAAACCTAAATACTATGCTTCCTTTGGTGGTGCTACTGGAGACTCAGATACTAATTCTGGACGTATATATTTATCACCAACACCAGACAGCACTTATAAATTTAGAGTGCACTACAATAAGATGCCAGCTACGTTAGAGTCTGGTAATACTAGTAATTATATTAGTTTAAACTTCCCAAATGGCTTATTATATGCTTGTTTAGCAGAGGCTTATGGCTTTTTAAAAGGCCCAGCTGATATGTTGACATTATACGAGAATAAATATAAACAAGAAGTACAGAAGTTTGCTAATGAGCAAGTTGGAAGACGAAGAAGAGATGACTATACAGACGGTACGGTCAGAATCCCAGTTCAATCAGTAAACCCTTAGGAGATAAATTATGGCAAATACATCAGCAATATGTTCAAGTTTCAAACAAGAACTTTTACAAGGTAAACACAATTTTTCATCATCAGGTGGTGATACTTTTAAAATTGCACTATTTGATAGTGATGCAACTTTAGGTGCTTCTACTACGGACTATGCAACTTCTGAAGAAATTACAAATACATCTGGATCTGCATACACAGCAGGTGGAGCTTCTCTTACAAGATCAGGGGTTTCTTTATCGTCTACAACTGCGTTTACAGATTTTTCTGATGTAACTTATTCTTCTGCAACGTTCACAGCGAACGCAGCTTTAATCTACAACACAACAACAGGAACTGGATCAAGTACAACAGATGCAGTTTGCGCGATTGCTTTTGGTGGAGATAAAACTGCAACTAACGGAACGTTTACAATTCAATTTCCTACAGCAGACGCTACAAACGCAATCATAAGATTAGCATAGGAGGACCACTATGTCGGTTCAATCAGGTTGGGGTCGATTCACCTGGGGACAGGCTCAGTGGAACGAAGACGCATTACTCGCTACAGGTTGGGGTGCTAAAGCATGGAACGCTGGTGAGTGGGGTAATCTTGCTGACGAAACAGCTTCATTAACAGGTGTATCATTTTCAGCTTCTTTAGGATCAGTTACTATAGTAAGTACAAATATTATTATTCCAACTGGAATTTCTTTTACAGGATTCGTTGGTTCTATATCACCAGTAATTCCAAAAACAGTTGAACTAGCAGGAGTATCTTTTCAATCAACATTAGATACAGGTTCTGTTATTTCTGGAACAGCTCTTGTTCAACCCTCTGGAGTTTCTGCAACTTTTGCAAATGGTGTAATTACACCTGCAGATCAAGTTATGGGTCTAACAGGTCAGTCGGCTACTTTTTCTCAAGGAACTGCATTTGCACCAAACGAAGATGTAAGTTTAACAGGACAATCAATAACTTCATCTCAAGGAACTGCATTAGGTTTTGGTGGTAGTTTAGTTGCACCAACAGGATTTTCTATTACATCGGCGCAAGGGACAGCAATCGCTCCAAACAATGCACAAACATTATCTGGTCAAGAAGCACAATTTAGTGTTGGATCTCTTGTAGGATTAGGTTCTGCAGTTGCAGATTTAACAGGTGTGTCTATGACAGGATCAGTAGGCTCATTAACTATAGCAGATCAGGTTATGGGTTTAACTGGAGTTTCTACAACGGCTTCTGTAGGCACCATAACTCCAGCAGATCAGGTGGTTGGATTAACTGGACAAGAGGCTACAGTTTCGGTAGGAACACCATTTATTAAAGCTTACGCAGATATTGACACAGGAAGTAACACGTCATATAGTAATGTTTCAACGGGTTCGAATACATCTTATTCGGATGTTGCAACTGGCTCAAATACAAGCTATAACGACGTAACAGGAGAAGCAGCTTAATGGCATCGACATATACACCTCTCGGTATTGAACTTCAGGCAACTGGTGAAAATGCGGGTACATGGGGTACAAAAACAAATACTAACTTAAGTATTGTAGAACAAATTACAGCGGGCTATAAAGCTCAATCTATTGCAGGTGGTGCTCAAACCACAACTTTATCTGTTTCTGATGGATCAACAGGTGCAACTCTTGCACACAGAGTTATCGAATTTACAGGTTCAATTACAGGAAATCAAATCGTTACAATTCCAATAGATGTAGAAAACTTTTTTATTTTAAAAAATTCAACATCAGGTGCATACACAGTACAGTTTAAATACGTAACTGGATCAGGTGCATCAGTTACATTTTCAACTACACAAAAATCTACAAAAATAATTTATTGTGAAGGTTCAACTAATACTGCAACTAACCCAAATATTTACGAAGTATCAACTGCTAGTGATGTAGTTGACGATACATCACCTCAATTAGGTGGTAATTTAGATACTAACTCTTTCATGATTGACTTTGATGATGATCATGGAATTAGAGATGAAAACGCAAACGAACAATTAATTTTTCAAACTACATCTTCTGCTGTTAATCACATTGAAATGACAAATGCTGCAACAGGCAATGATCCAAAAGTTGCTGCTGCAGGTGGAGACTCAAATGTAGATTTAGCTTTAGCACCAAAAGGATCAGGTGAAATTGTAGTGGGTACAGGATCAGCTGCACCAACAATTACATCAAGCGGTGCATATGATTTAGTTTTAGATACAAATTCAGGAACAAACTCTGGAACGATTACAATTACAGATGGAGCAAACGGAGCGATTACAGCAACACCAAACGGAACTGGTGAAGTAGTAGTTGGTGGTAATACAAACCCTGGAACACTTGTTTTAAATTGTGAGTCCAACTCACATGGTATTAAACTTCAAAGTCCGGCCCACTCAAGTTCACAATCTTACACATTAAAATTCCCTACAGGTAACGTAACA